GTCGTACAGCTCAGGGTGAGCCTCTTTAAACGCAGCAATATTGAAACGGGTGGAGTTCTGAGTGCGCCAGGTAGCCAGCTGTTTCCCTTCGAGGCTGATAAACGAGTTCTGCTGCATGAAGAGCTTTAGCTTTTGCTCCGCGAACTCGATTTCTTCCGTGATTTCTTTCCGGCGCGCCTGTAACTCCCTGAGCTGAAGAACGGCGTCCAGCGCCTTGCCATCAGCTTCAATACCCGTTCCGGCGTCCCTGTCGAAGATGCGCATCACGTCGCTTACTGCCGTGACCGGCGGCGGCGACAGAGTGGTGACCATCTCCCAGAACTGAATCTCCTTTTCCCTTATTGCGGCGATTGTCTCGTCATCACGCTCCACCTGATAAACGCGGAAGTCATCAGCGCCAATCAGCACGCCAAAGACGCAGACTTTCTTTCCCGTCACCATCAGCCCATGCATGGCCTGAGCCGTGTAATGGACCGGGATAGCGTCGGTCTGCTGTTCTCCCCATTCGCGCGCTTTGAAAGGACTGCACGTCTTGATCTCGATGTTTTCCCCGCTCTCTGCCTCAGCATCTATTTCAGCGGCTATGAAGGGTAGTTCGGGATCAAGGTAGCGCTCTCCGCGCCGGGCAATTACCAGGCCTGTTTCTTCAGAGAGGAGGTCTATGACATACGGCTCCATCCTCTGGCCGCGGCTGAATATCTTCTGCTTGCCGGGTGAGGGTGGTTCTTTGCGTGGCTGCACCTTGTCGAGATAAACATCCAGCGGGGTGCGCCATGGCGAGATTCCGAGGATACCGGCGACATCGCTGCCGCCTAAATATTTGCTTCGGTCTAACTGACCAACTGATTGCATCATGCAGCCTCCATATTTCCATGCTTGCGACAGTAAATCCCGATCGCCATTTCCCGCTTAGCGACTTTTACCAGCGCATCGCGCAGGAAATGCTCGGCGGCTTCGTACTGCTCGTCGTCTTCGTCGACCAGCTCGACAGCCGGGTAATCGAAATGCTTCGGCAGGAACTCGCACAAAGCCATCATCAGCGGGTTAATCTTGTGCCGCTCCATCATCGCGTCGACTTCATTGCCGATGCGCTCTAAATCGGTCTCAGAGAGGTTTTTCATAATCTCTTCGACTTCCTGCTTTGCTCGCCATGAAAGTTTCACTGGTGCGCTCTCCGTAACAACAGCATTGCCATAGCCCACTTGGCGCTGTCGCCGAACAGATGGGCCTCTCGTGAAAGCTCCTGCGCTTTCTTGAAATAGCGAATCTTCATGGCTGGCCTCTCTGATTCAGGGTATCGATAAGGGTGCGCCAGCCGGTGCGAAGTCGGCTGACAACTCGATCGAGTTGAGATTCTTTTAGCTGGACTGCGCCCACGATGGGCCAGCCCGCGAATGCGTAGTTCATCGTGGGGTCCTTAAGTCGATTAAATGAGTTAAAAAAATGGCCCCTGCATTCCTGCAGGAGCCAAAAGCGCAAATCTCTCGTAACGTCATTACGCGTCTGATGCAAATGCACCGTCATGACCTGTCGCAACAGGCCATTGCGGTGTCATTCAATACGGCGCGCTGCGATCATTGCGTCGGCTACGCTGTATGCACGCCGAGCATGTCGCTCAGCGTCCCAAGTGGAATATGCCGGGTCGGGTAACGATGCCTGAATAGCCTTGGCTGCGAAGTAGTCGCGCAGCGTCATCCCGAATTCAACCTGGTTCCATTCGGTGCCGTCATGTGGCACAAAAGGAAACGCACATCCGCCAGTTTCTTTGCTCATCTCGCTCTCCTGAATTTGGGCGTAAAAAAAGCCGCTTATGCGGCTTGGTTAATAATATTGCCGGGATATTTATCCACGCCCGGCGCGTGGTTTCCTTGCTTTCCACAGACAAAGGAAACTGGTAATTTGTATATTCCACAGACAATTAAAGGAAAATACATGAGCGACCATAAGGGCTTTACGAACGACCATATGCCGCCTCGAATGCAGCCAAAGCCGCAGCCAAAACCTTCTCCGGCTCAAAATCCGAAGAAGTAATGGGCGGTAAAGAGAAACGAACCGATGGAAAGAGAAGACCTGCTATATCGAATTGAATATTCCTATAACTTTGAGTCTATGTTTAGCAAAATTACATGGCGTATTGATAAATTGATATCACTTGTCCTTCTCATCCTTGGGTCTGCTGTTTTCTCTGGGGTTCAGGGAGCATTTTGGTTTGGCCTTGCTGTGGCAGTATTAACAGCCATACAAATGACCTATCAATATGCTAAAGCATCAGAGCATTCTTCAGCTCAGAGTCGGGCATATATGAAGTTACTGACTCTTGAATCTAGATATTCTGATGATGAGTTGCTGGATAAATTTGTCGAAATTGAAGATGGTGATCATAAGCCATGGTTCATTCTTTCTGACTTAGCATTTATTAGGACAAATATTCGAAAGGGATATGGTCCTGAACATGATCCACACCTCCCCTGGAACATAAAAATTATTGGTTGGTTTGCCGGAGATTTACCTAGAAGGTAAACATTTTGGGCGATAAATGAGCAGAAAAGAAATTATTCCTAACCATGCAATCCCGCGGCCTACTCCTAAGCCGCCGCAACCACAGCCAAAGTGATTCATAAACGCGACTCCGGTCGCGTTTTTTTCACATTAAACTTTTTGTCACCTCAACTTCTCGCCGTAAAAAGCTTTTTAGATTTGCGATGCCCGGCGCTGTAAATCGCTACGGCGGGCAGGCACATGGCGCCATCTTTATGCTTTTCGCGAAGGCTCGGCTCTGATACAGCGCGAGAAACGCGCTCGGCACTGACGTCAACGCGGGCTTTACCTTCCGCCGCTTCTGCACGTCGTTTTGCGATCAGTTCGCCACGCTTGAGGTAGCGACGGCTGACGCTGTTGTTAGCTGCAAACATATTTACCTCCGGTAATTGGCTTAGGTGATTGGATGGCCGGTGCTGATCTCCGGCATAAGGCGCTTATTCGGCGGCGTCGAGCTTGCTTATTCGCTTGAGCCATCCTCGTGAGTCAGCCACGTCCCACTGCGCATCAGCCTGCGCATTCATCCAATCCCAAAGCCAACTGCTCTTTGGTCTCCCACAAGGGCGGGAGAAATAAACCCCATCAATGTTAAAGAGCATCGGCGTCCTGCCGTGTACTGCGTTGCGTCCTGCTGATGGGATATAGATTATGCGTTATACGCATATGCGTCAAGCGCATAATTTGTTTTAGCATCAAGGAATATGGCTAGGAACAGATACGTATTTGATTTTCAATATGAAAAATTTTTTGGGAGGATATGCGGCAGGCACAAAAAAGCCCGCATAAGCGGGCCATTGGTAGAAGGGGAGATTAACCGTGTCTGCGGAACTGTTGCGACTGGCTCAGCATTACGCGTCCTGCAACATGGAGCATATGCATCTCTTCTTCAGAGATAGACCACTCACGATAGCGGGGGTTATCAGAAATGACGATTAGCTCGCTCTTAACTTTCTGCAGGCGCTTGACGAACATATCCCCATTGAAATCGAAGACGTAGATACCATCACCATCAAAGTTGCTTACAGCAACGTCGACAAAAATGAGATCGCCCGGCTCTATTGTTCCTTCCATGCTGTCACCGCGAACGTTGATTAGCTTCACGGATGTCTCCGGTCGGTTGCCAAAAATGACCCTGGCTTGATCCGGAACATATTCAATAGACCTTATGACTTCAACAACATCTTTCGACGGGGAACCATTACCTGCGCTTGCTGAAACATCAAGAACATCAATCCTGTACACATCATTTCTCCCCTTTTTTAAGATGGAACTTACACTGTATGAATCTACAGTATCACCAGCTTCATTAGAAGAGAATAGCTCAGAGACAGGAACTGAAAGCGCCGCCGCGATTTTTTCAATTAAGACCGGGCTAAAACCCTGAACGCCACGTTCGAGGCGTGAAAGGTTTCCCACGTCGCTATCAACCTGCAACGCGAGTTCGCTGAGAGTCATTTTATTCGCTTTGCGAATCTTTCGTATTTTTTCGCCGATTTTCATGGCTCAAATTACATCCTTTTTATGCGTGGTACGCAAAGCGCCTTGCGCATATTTTTTGTTTCGCATAATATGCGTATAGCGCATTACGGAGGTGCATTATGCAAACGCCACTAAGAAAAATGCGTGTAGAGAAAGGACTGACCATTTCTGAGGTAGCCATCGCCACAGAGCTTGACGTCGGCAACCTGAGTCGAATCGAGAGAGGTATTCAAGTCACCTCACTCGAGACTGCTGAAAAGCTCTCGAAGTTCTTCAAAGGGAAGATCACCGAGATGCAAATTCTCTACCCGCAGCGATACATGTCAGCTGCAGATAACGCAGCTTAAGCAACACCGCTCTTTAACACTCTGAAACCCGTCCCCGCCCGTGTGGGGAAATCTCAAGTGACATGCTCACGGCAATGTCACGCAACTTATTCAACGAAAGAGATATTACGTCATGGAAATTGCAAGTTATCGCAAAAAAGCGCGAGAAATTGAAAGCCAGTTACTGAACAAACTGGCTGAACGTGGACAAGGAACTCTGGCAAAAGTGCTTGATATGGATGAAGCGACCATAAGCCGAATGAAGCGCAGATCTGGAATGCAGAAGCACAGCTTCTTCCAGATGATGAGCCTCGCTATGGCTTACCTCGATGTGGTGTCGCCGGAATCGGAAGTAGCGCAGAGACTGCTTCGCATTGAGCAGCTTCTTACCAAAGAAAAGGCCCCGAGCTGCGGGAACAGCTTCGAGGCCTGATGCGAAAAGACTGGATCAATTCACAGGAGTAATTATGAAGCAACCAACCAACATTTTCAATCTCGGAGGCGCCAATGGCTAAGAACTCAATCGATGCTTACGGCGCCAGCAGCAAAAGCAATGTGCTGTTTTTCGAACCGACAGCTCTGCATCTGGTAACTGACCCGTCACACCCGCTTTATGACGAACGCATTCATCTGCATATCGACGAAGCGATGGTGCTGAACATCATGGACCAGGGCGTTCTTGAGCCGGTTCTGTGCTGGAAGGATCCTGAATCCGGTAAGGTCTGTGTGGCAGACGGCCGTCAGCGTGTCAGGCATAGCCTGGAGGCAAATGCTCGACTTACGGCAGAAGGTAAAGAACCGGTACTGGTACCAGCAATCGCTAAGCGGGGATCTGCAGTGCGCATGTCCCAGTATATGGTCAGCGCGAACGAAATCCGGCGCGCTGATACGCCGCTGGGTCGGGCGAAGAAGATGGCGGCGATGATTGAACGCGGCCACGATGAGCAGGATTTAGGGCTGCTTTTTGGCTGCAGCCTTCAGACCGTGAAAGCTACTCTGGCGCTGCTGGACTGCACGCAGGCAGTGCAGGACGCAGTGGAGGGCGGACAGGTAACGGTCACGCATGCTCGCCAGCTGTCAACGATGCCGCCTGAAGAACAGCGCGCCAAGGTGAAGGAGCTGGCGGAAGTTGGTGCCGATGCAAAGGGCCATGAACGCGCCCGCCGCCAGCGCGCCGTCATGGGCGAAAGCAAACCCCGCATGAGATCCCGCAAAGAAATTACCCAGGCACTGACAGAGGCGACCGGCGACTATGCCGCAGCGCTCCGTTGGGTGTTAGGTGATGCAACAGAGCCAGAGGAGGCAACATGAGCCTCGCTCTCGCAAATGTAACACCAATCAGGCCCGAACTCCGGGCCGTGGAGCAACGCGTGGCCGATACAGACGATGGTTTCATGCGCGTAGCCAATGAGCTTACAGACAGCATACTGATGGCAGATTTAACTGCTAGGCAGCTAAAAATTATGCTGGCTATCATGCGGAAAACTTACGGGTTCAATAAGCCGCTCGACCGCATCACCAACACGCAGATAGCAGCGATGACAGGAATTCATCACACCCATGTTTGCTCAGCTAAACGCCAGTTAATCGACAGAGGGTTCCTGATTAGCAACGGAACGAAAATCGGGATTAACAAGTACATTTCAATGTGGGATACGAAGAACGTTAGCCAAAGTAGCGAAGCGTTAGCCGAATCAGCTAAACAAATATTAGCTAAAGCAGCTAATACCCATTCGCCAAAACAGCTAAACACAAAAGACAATATTCAAAAGACAAAAGACATTAATTCAACGTCCGAGAATTCTCGCGAATCCTCTGACGAACGTCCGAAGAATTTTCCTGTTGTCCGGCCTGATGCAGCGGTTCATTCACCGAAGGGCGACAAGTGGGGAACCGCTGATGACCTTCTGGCCGCGCAGTGGATATTCAGCCGGGTTCAGGTGATCACCCCGACAGCGCAGCAACCCAACTGGCCCGCCTGGGCAAACGACATCCGCCTGATGCGCGAATCCCTGACTGTCAGCCACCGGGAAATCTGCGAGGTCTTCACCTGGGCAAACAGCAATCAGTTCTGGCAGACAAACATCCTCAGCCCGTCAAAGCTGCGCAAGCAGTGGGCGACCCTTAAAGCGCAGATGAGCCAGCCAGCTCGCAATGCGCCATCCAGTTCACAGCAGCAGGTTCCGCACTGGAACGACCGCAGAGAGTGGGAGGAAAATTTCATATGAGAAATCTCGTAGCCGCAATAAACAATCGCGACAGCAGCGCGCTGGCCCGCATGGCTGGTGATGGCCCTCAGCCGCTAGATCGTGGCGTTAACGAAACCGTTGAGCGTCTGGTCGACATGCTGTTCATGAGCCTCAAGCAGGTTTTTCCCGCATCGGTCAGCACCGCGCTGAAAGACCCGCGAGACGAAGCCTCGGCTAAGCGCCAGTGGATCGCCGCCTTCGCCGAAAACGACATCAGCACGAAGCAGCAGCTGTCGGCTGGCATGAAGCACGCTCGCGCCAGCGCATCGCCGTTCTGGCCATCGCCTGGACAGTTCATCGAGTGGTGCAAGCAGGGCGAACTCCGCTCCGCTGGTCTGCCGGACGAAGACGGCCTGTATGACATGGTGATGAAATATTCCGCCCGCCGCGGTCTGATCGACAGCCCTGAAGCTTACCCGTGGGAAAGCAACGCCGCCTACTGGATGGTCACCGGCCTGTACAGCACTATGCGCGCCAACAACCTCTCCGAGTCTGAGCTGCGCGCAAAATGCCGCGCCGAGCTGCGCAAAATGGCATCGCGTATCGAGTCGGGCGAAGAAATTCCGCCACCGCGAGCTCAGCTGGAAAAGCTCTACATGCCAATAGCCAGCGAAAAGGCCCTGGACAACATTGCCCGGCTGAAAGCACTCGTCAGGAAAGGGAGGGCGTCATGAGCGAAAGCATCCGCAACTGCTTTGAACGCTTCTATCGCAGCGTGCATGGTGACAGGCACAGCATGACCCGCTCGCACCTTGGCTATCAGGATGAGGCTGTCGATCGCGCGTTTTTCTTCTGGCTGGCAGGACGGGAAGGGGCAAGAGCATGACGCAGGTAACACAGCTGATTAACCGCCCTTCGCAGGACCATACGCGCAACCTGGTGCTGGCGATCATCGACGTCGCCCGGAAGCAACCGGCATCGCACGAAACGCTGACGCATATTCGCACGCTGGCCACGGAAGCGCTCGACCTGCTCAGTGAGACGAAACCCGATGAGATGGAACGGCGGAACTTTGAAAAATGGGCTGAAGAGGTATGCGCTTTGCCATGGGGGTATCTGAAAAAGCGCCGCACCGAGGATGGGTACACCGAGCGCGATTACACCCATATCTGGCATGGCTGGCAGGCCCGTAGCAAGCAGGAGGCAACTTGAGCAGCAAGCAAGTCACCATCTCAAAAAGGCAATTTCGCCAGATCTGCAACGCCTATATCAACGCCGTAAACGCCCAGCAGCAACTCCTCATGGTCCATCGCGGTGACAACCCGTTTTCTGACCGCGCTGTCGGTCGCCTTGAGGATGATATGCGGCTAATTATTCAGCAACTGAAGGAGGTTGTTGATGGAGATAACGAAGGACGGCATCCGTCTTCATAGGTCGAACTTCAACGCCATCGGGCAGCAAATCCTCCCCATGCTCGACTCTGGCGAAACCTACCGGCTAATCATCAAGCCGTGGCGCGAAAAGCGCAGCCTCAACCAGAACGCCTTATCCCACATGTGGTACAGCGAAATCAGCGACTGGCTCATCCGGCGCGGCAAAGACTTTGCCTCTCCTGAATGGGTGAAAGACGCGATGAAGCACACATATCTCGGCTACGTAGAGCGGGAAATGGTCGATGTGGTGACAGGGGAAACAACAGTCATCCGATCGCTAAAGCACACCTCAGACCTTGACACCGGCGACATGCATTTCTACCTCACGCAGGTGGAAGGCTGGGCGCTGAACTTAGGCTGCAGGCTGACGGTCCCGGCTGACAGCGAATACATGAAACTGAAGGACAAACAAAATGGGTAGAAAAAGCATCTGGACACAGCAGGAACTTGAATACGTAGAGCGCGTGGCCGGAAAGGTTCCGCCGGAGGTGATTGCCAGTGCGATCAACAAACCGCTCAGCACGCTGAGAACCAAAGCCAACGTTATGGGGCTCGGCTTACGCGTCCCGAAACGCATACTTGAAAAGCACTGGCCCGAGTATCTGAAAAAGAGCGGAGGCGGCCATGCGGCAAACTTGGTTCACTCATGATCCAGTAGATACCGAAACAGCAAAAGAACTCCTTTCACGCTACGCCGCCCGCAACATCCAGACCAAAAAGACACTCGCCCTCGATCCTCGCCTCTGGCTGGTCAGCGCGCTGCTGCCTGAAGGAAACCGCGAACCACGGAGAGACTCGACCTATGAGCACAAATGCTGGCATTAAGCGCTGCTGCAGCTGCATCACCGTGCTGACCAGTGAGGATAAACACCGATTCGGGGTTAACTGTGAAATCTGCGAAGAAGACGCCTGGTATTACGAGCACTTCGACTACCTCCCGTTCCACGCGATCGGGCGATATGTCCGTTATCAGCTGCGCTGGTTGTGGTGCGCCTCTGCCGCCGGGGTGGGTATATGCCTGCGCCCGCTGCTGCGCTGGCTGGATGCAAGACGCAAACTTTCGAATGCACGGAGAGAGCGATGAGTGACATCACAGCTGACGAGCTTAAAAGACTGTTTGAATACAAGCCTGACACAGGTGTTTTCATACGCAGTAAATCGCTAGGTCCGAGTACAGCAGGGGCGATAGTAGGGACTAAGACGTTGAATGGTTACCTTTCAGTGATGATCAATGGAAAGAGTTATCTCCTGCACAGGCTTGCCTGGCTCATAACTACAGGTGGCTGGCCTATTGGGCAGATTGACCATGTGGACGGGAACCGCTCGAACAATGCGATAAGTAATCTGCGCGACGCTTCAGGCTCTCAAAATCAATACAACAAGAAGAGGCAAGGTAACAACACGTCTGGCTTCAAGGGTGTCAGCTATCACAAAAAAACTAGGCGTTTTCGGGCATCGATTAACGTCAATGGAAGGCAGATAAGCCTTGGATATTTTGATACAGCTCAGCGCGCTCATCAGGCATACGTTGATAAGGCTCGTGAAATAGCAGGAGGATTTGCTAATGCCGGTTGAAAAGATGCCTCGGCGAAAATGCAAGATATGCCGTGAGTGGTTTCACCCTAAATTCAGTAACGAGTGGTGGTGTTGCCCGGAACACGGTTATCAGTACAGCCAGTTGCTTCTTGCGAAGAAGAAACAGGAAGCCGAGCGACGACGAAGAGAAGAGACCCAGCAGGAAAAGCGCCACACCAAAATCCGCAAGTTAGCAGTACAGCCTCTCAGTTACTTCCATAAGCAAGCCCAGTCTGCCTTCAACGAATATATCCGCACCCGTGATGCCTCCGAACCATGCATCAGCTGCGGGCGCTTCCATGAAGGGAAATATGACGCCGGGCACTACCGTACCCGCGGCGCATCACCGGCCACGCGTTACGACGAAACCAACTGCCATAAGCAATGTGTTCCGTGTAACCAGCACCTGTCCGGCAACATCGAAAACTACACGCCAAACCTGATTAAAAAAATCGGGCAGGCCGCTTTCGATCGTCTCATGGGGCCGCACCCAGTGAAGAAGTGGACGCGGGAACAGTTGCAGGAGCTGGCGGCGCACTACCGGCAGAAAACCAGAGAGCTGATTAAGCAGAGGAGCGAAGCAGCATGAGCCTTGAAGCAACCATAAAATATCACTTCCCGAAGGGTCAGAACTTCAGCGGTATAGCGCCTCAGACATCGCCAGATGCGATGACCGGCACCGACTATGTAGCTGCCATGGGCATGACGCAGAGCCGCGCGCCGCTGGGTTATGCAGCCTTCATGGGGAAGGTTGGTATAAGCGAGAACGACGCCGCACGCGCCGTATCCCTGTTAACTGATTTTGCACTGCAGACCTGCGATCGGGTTGCCGCCCTTCGCAAGCTCGATACAGATATTAAAACAGCAGTGATGCAAGTGCTCGCAACTTACGCGTACCTCGATTACTGCCAGAGCGCCTCAACTAAGAAGCCCTGTAAATGCTGTAGCGCCACCGGCTTTATCGATGCGGAAGTGTTCACGATGAAATCGCGATTTGGCACCCAGCGCCCCGGGGCAGTGACGGAGATAAAGCGACTGGATAAAACGCTGCCGGAGAATACCAGCTACCAGGTAAGGGATACTGAGCGCGTTCTTTGCCCTGAGTGCAAGGGAAAGTGCGTAGTGTCTTCGGCGTGCCGGGACTGCAACGGGCGAGGGCGCGCGGTAATGCGCAAAGAGACGGAACTGCAGGGCGTGCCGGTTATGGGCGACTGTAAGCAGTGTGGCGGTCGCGGGTATGAGCGCATTCCTTCAACCGTGGCATATCGAGCCATTTGCCAGATTACCGACGCCGTCAGCCAGGCGACCTGGGAAAAGAGCGGTAAGCAGTTTTACGAAACGCTCATAGGCAAGCTTGAGGTTGAGGAATCGTGGGCAAACGCAGCGCTCAATAAGGTCACTGCTTAGGGTGTAAGGAAATAGCTCGTTATTTTATTGCGGGCTATTTACTTTTCCGGAAGTCAGGGATATGATTCCTAACAGTGAAAGCTACGTCTTGTTGTTGAGCGGCAACAAAACAAAGCAGCCCACAGCTTTAAAGTGGGTATTAAAGCCCTGCGGATTTATGCCGTGGGGCTTTTTTTTGATCTGAATTTCTACAGCCAGCAGGAATGCCCCGGCTCTGAAAGGATGAGACGGGAACCAAAGCCGCTGATGGGTTATGAGTTCACGCGCCGGGCGGGAAGAAACTGCGGCACCCGGCAACAACAAATCACAAGGCACTGCTTCGGCGGTGCCTTTCTGCTTTCGCCCCTGCCAATCACTGCACACTTCGGATTATCCCCGCGTGGCAGAGGGCGATTTTTATCCATAAAAAAATCCGCACTCAGGCGGATTCTAATCATTGGCTACCCAACGGCAACCGGGCTTTTCTTTCTCGACAAGATAAAGGCTAATCGGACTTGTCCAGTTCAGAAAGTAGACAATTCCTAATTGGACAAGTCCCCGATCCGGGGGTGGAAATGATTCGCATGAACCAACACGCAGACACTGCAATCAACGGGGGCACCTGGATGGCAACTCTTTCGAGCCTTGCCGGTGTTGTGACACTCGACCGTGTGTACATGATCACCGCCGTGGCAGGTTTAGTGATAGCCATCTTTGGGTATCTGGATAAGCGACGCACAGAAAAACTCAAGCGTCAGGAAATCGAGGAAAGCATGCGCAGTGAGCGTGAGCGCCTCGAACTGGACCGGGTGCGCGCTCAGGCGGTGCTTGATTACCTGCAAGGAGAAAAAGACTCCCCGGCGGTGCAAAAGTCACCTGAGGTAATTCAGGGTATCAACAAAGTGCTTGATGCTGCTAAGGAGTGATTATGGCGCTTTCACCTGTACTCCGTCAGCGCTTGATTGCAGCTGCAGGTGGCGGCGCCATCGCTATCGCTTCGGTGCTGATTCCAGATCTGGAAGGTAACTCTTTCACTCCCTATCGCGATGTTGGCGGTGTCTGGACAGTATGCAATGGCATAACCGGCCCCGATGTTGTGAAGGGTAAAAAATACACCCAAGCGGAGTGTGATGCATTACTGAAAAAACACCTTCAGCCATATGCCAGGTCTGTAGAACGCTCCGTGAAGGTCCCATCGAATGCATATCAGAAGGCTGCGCTTATCAGTTTCAGTTACAACGTCGGCATACATGCATTCGAACACTCTTCCGTCCTGCGTAACCTTAACGCTGGTCGCTACCAACAGGCATGCGATGGCATGCGCAGCTGGGTTTACGTTGATCGGTTGAGAATTCAGGGGTTAATGAACAGACGAGAAGTAGAGCGTGAAATTTGTAGCTGGGGTCCTAAATGAGCCTAAGCCGAATTAAATGGGATGCGGTCTCTATCGCAGCGCTGCTCCTGCTGGTCATCGCGCTCTGCGTCACCGTAAAGCTCCAGTCATCATCCAGAGCGTTGCTCGCTCAGCAGAACGAGCAGCTGAAGCAGGAAAAGACATCAGCCGAGGCGATCACGACTAACGTCCTGAGGGCTACGGCGCTCTTCAACGATATCGCCAAGGCAACCCACGATGATAATCAGGCCAGCAATGCAGAAAGCGAGCAACGATTGGTTGTTATCAGAGAGGCCGTCAAGACTGATAAATGCGCTGTGGCTCCTGTCCCTGCTGCCGCTGTTAACCAGCTGCGCGCGCACCGAGACAAAGTACGTTCAGGTTCCTCCGGTACAGATACCAGTAAGCCTGCTGGCTGACTGCGAAGTGCCGCTTATCCCTGACCCGTTCACATGGGGCGACAGCGTAGAGCTGAATGAGCGTCTTCTTAACTCGCTAGCGAACTGCAACCGCGATAAGGCTGCTATCCGCAAAATCGAACTGGAACGGCAGAAATGAAAATCATCGAATGGCTGAAAAGCCTGTTCATCCATCCCAAAGAAGAGAGCACCGAAATGTCAGAACCCCTGAATGATGCAGCAACCGCACAACCCGCAGTAGCGACCGCAGCAGTTGCACTGACTCCGGCAGGTGAAGTGAAAGCAGGCGTGCAGGACTTCGAAGCGGCGCTGGCGTTTGTAGAGAGTGGCGTGGCTCAGCTCGGCACAGCGGCTAAAGATGAGCTGAAGGCGCTGGCGGTTAAGTACCTGTAGTCATCACAGGGCGCATTTGCGAGTGCGCCCGATGATGAAAAAAACGGCCCATCCATGAGCCAAGGACGTGATAGGAGTTCATTTTTTCTTATACGGTTTTCAGGTTAGACAACCTCGCTATGCCTTCAAGCGTAAGCGGGTAATTTTGTAGTCCTCCGACAAGGGATAACGGTTAGCCACGCTGTGAAGCGTCGCGAAACTGGACAGCATCATAATGGCTGGCATTATAAATACTCCAAAATGGAGGTAATTATGCATCAGCTGTTAAGAACCTATTTGATGGGTGAGAACAAGAAGTTTGAGCTGTACGGAGATGAGGATGCCGGAGAAAAAGTAACAAAAGTTTTGAGTTATGAATCTAGGACATTAAATCCAGAAGGAGATCTCTTTCACTGGGTTTGCCTTGGCGAAGTGGATATCAGCGAATACACACAGAGAGATTCAAATCCGGCAATGGCCTATCAGCGTCATAGTAAGAATAATGACATCTACTCAATACGCGAGTTATGTAAGAAGATAGCTAAAAATTAAAGCAGGCCGCCTTCGGGCGGTTTTTTATTGGAGCCAATATGACAGACACGTACCGCATCACCGTGACCACAAAATCCGGCGAAACACATGTTGGCCTGATGAACCGATCACAGCCGGAGATAGTTAACGGCTTCATCGGCATTGCTCAGGAAGATGGCGCATGGGTTTACCTTGCGCCAGATGACGTGCTCAAGATGGAGTATGTGCCTCAGGAAGCTGACTGAGATTTTTTGAAGTTCTCTTTGGCCTCATTTATCAAATCTGAGGCGATGCGCAAGCTATTAGGATTCGATTTGCCCAGGATAGCTTCGACGGACTCGCCTAGTTTAAGCAGGCCCTGATTACTCCCTTCTTCCTTTGCAATATGCGTGAGAATTGCCACCAGTAAGACTTCGTGTGCTATGGCATGTTCTTTTTCTGATGTCTCATGACGCAAAGCGCTGCCTGAAGATCGAATGCTAGAAAGATTAAACGTAGACATTAAGCCTCCTTTTGGTTGAGGTTTAAATATCGATCCAATTCATTCTTAAATCAAAGGAAACATATGGCGACCAAAGCTAAAACTGGCCGCCCTTCTGATTATCTACCAGAGGTGGCTGCTGACATCTGTTCACTGCTTGCCGATGGTGAAAGCCTGCGCAAAGTTTGTGAGCGGCCCGGGATGCCCGGCAAGGCGACAGTATTCCGCTGGCTGTCTCTGCATGAAGAATTTCGAGACCAATACGCGAAAGCTACCGAGACCCGCGCCGACGCCATTTTCGAAGAGATGTTCGATATTGCCGACAACGTTGCAGAAGAGGCAGCGGCTGTAGGTAAGGCGCGTCTGCGCATTGATACTCGCAAATGGGCGCTGGCCCGCATGAACCCGAAGAAGTACGGCGACAAGGTGAGTCAGGAAATCGACCACAAATCGTCTGACGGCAGCATGGCGACCAAGCCGACGACTATCCAGCTGCTACCTGTTGAGCCAAAAGCATGAGTGAAGCCGTACAGCTCCCGATCCCCGCAAAGCTTGCTCCATTGTTCACAGCGATCAATAAACGCTATCGCTGTTCACATGGCGGCCGCGGCAGTGCGAAGACGCGGACGTTTGCCTTGATGACAGCCGTAAAGGCATATCAGGCGATGATGAATGGCGAGAGCGGCGTAATACTCTGCGCGCGTGAGTTCATGAACTCGCTGGAAGAGTCTAGCATGCAGGAGGTTAAGCAGGCGATCCTGTCGGTGCCGTGGCTTGCCGCTAACTTCGATATTGGCGAGAAATACATTCGCACCATCGATAAATCGGTGACGTACGTCTTCGCAGGCCTGCGACACAACCTCGACAGCATTAAGTCGAAAGCACGCATCCTGCTGTGCTGGGTTGACGAAGCCGAATCGGTAAGTGAAATAGCCTGGCAGAAGCTCAGCCCAACCGTGCGCGAAGAAGGCTCGGAGATTTGGGTAACATGGAACCCGGAGCGTGATGGCAGTGCCACTGATAAGCGTTTCCGCAAAGAGGCCGGTGACGACTGCATTACCGTCGAGATGAATTACACGGATAACCCGTGGTTCCCTGACGTGCTGGAAGGTGAGCGCCTGAATGATCAGCGGCGCCTCGACCCGGCAACTTATGCTTGGGTATGGGAAGGGGCTTATCTGGAGAACTCCGATAAGCAGGTGCTGGCTGGTAAATACCGTATCGCTGAATTCTCAGAAAATCTGTGGAAAGAGGCTGAACGTTTGTTCTTTGGTGCTGACTTCGGCTTTGCCAAAGACCCTAACACGCTGGTCCGTTCGTTCATCCTGCATAACCGGCTCTACATCGAGTACGAAGCCTACGGCCAGCAGACAGAGCTGGACCATATGCCAGCGCTATATGACACCATTCCCGGCTCACGCGACTGGCCTATTAAGGCCGACTCTGCGCGACCGGAAACAATCAGCTATCTTAAGCGGCAGGGCTTTAACATCTCAGCCGCTGAGAAGTGGCAAGGCAGCGTTGAGGATGGCATCGCTCATCTGCGCGGCTTTGATGAGATCATCATTCACCCCCGCTGTAAGAACGTTGCGCGAGAGGCTCGCATGTGGTCGTACAAAACGGACCGCATTACCGGCGAGGTGCTGCCGAAGCTGGCTGATGGTGATGAGCACTGCTGGGATGGCATCCGCTACGGGCTCGATGGTTATATAAAGCGCAAGGGACAGGCGATGGGATTGATGATCCCCAAGCGTTTACAGCATAGATAATTGATAGCTTCCTGGCTAATTTAGTGCCAATCTCCTTGAGTGATAAAAAGGAGGTTTATATGAGTAAAGAAGTTGAATTTAAAGAAAATGGTTTAGTTACTGTCAGAGTCACCTTTAATAAAGGGATGGGCCAAGGGGTATACTCATACTCCGTAGATGCTGAAAGTGAAAAGCTGGCCCAAGAGAGAGTTGATGAATGGCTCGCTCACCAAGGATATCAACCAGAAGATTATGAGTAATTGAGAGGTCGCTTAGGCGGCCTTTTTTATTACCCCAATCCCACCAACGGACAAACCATGACTGACAAATTAACGCTAGCCGTCAATCACGCGCTGAATGACGTCAGGCTTGCCCGTGCGCGCGCTATGGCATTCAACCCGAGCATGGGGCTGGATGCGAAACGTGAGAGCGCATGGTGCGAATACGGCTTCAAAGAAGACCTGACATTTGATGATCTGCATAAGCTTTATCGTCGTGGCGGTATAGCTCACGGTGCAGTGAATAAGCTGGTTTCGAACTGCTGGAGGACCAACCCGCAAGTGATTGAGGGTGAGGCATCAGATGAATCGCGCAAACTTACCGCATGGGAGAAGGCCAGTAATCAGGTATTTACCCATCGCTTCTGGCGAGCATTCGCTGAGGCGGATAAGCGTCGGTTGGTTGGTCGCTGGGCTGGAATCCTGTTGCACATCAAAGACAGTAAGCAGTGGAAGGAACCAGCTGTAAAAGGCAAAGCGCTACAGAAGATAACGCCTGTGTGGGCGAGCGCGCTGAAGGTCAGCAGTCGCGACAGTAATGGCGTTATCACTATGTGGCAGTACACCGAATCCCTTTCTGATGGCAGCACAGCGCAGAGAAATATCCATCCTGATCGCGTGCTGGTTATCGGCGACATGTCAGACGATGCGATCGGCTTTCTTGAGCCTGGCTATAACGCCTGCGTCAGTCTGGAGAAAGTTGAAGGTGGCTCAGGCGAGTCATTCCTGAAAAACGCAGCGCGCCAGCAGAATATCAACTTCGACAAAGAAGTCGATTTTAGAAACCTGGCGTCAATGTACGGCGTAACGGTTGATGAGCTTCAGGAGCGCTATAACGAAGCTGCGCGCGAGATTAATCGCGGCAATGACACACTACTGATTACGCAGGGTGCGCAGGTCACGTCAATGGTCAACGCGGTATCTGACCCGTCACCGACCTATGACGTCAACCTGAAGACCTTCAGCGCATCGGTAGACATTCCCTCTCGCATCATCGTTGGTAATCAGTCAGGTGAGCGGGCCAGCACCGAAGACCAGATTTACTTCAACGGTCGCTGCCAGTCGCGTCGCGGTGATCTGTCGTTCGACGTTGAGGATATGGTCGATAAGCTCACCTATTTGCAGATCATCAAGCCGGTGGCGAAGTTCAGCATCGTCTGGGATGAACTCAACGAACAGTCCTCATCCGACAAGCTCGATAGCGCAGTGAAGATGAGCAACATCAACCAGACGGCCCTTGCTTCTGGTGAGGCGGTTTTCTCCACTGACGAAATCCGCGTGGCCGCAGGTTATGAGCCAGGCGGCGGTGAGCCATTACCGGAGAGTGAGGAAGATGGCGAAACTGAAGAAGAAGCCGAAACCAGCAATACTGCCAGCTAATAAGATCGACCCTACCGGCGTTGACCGGCTGGAGCGCGGGGCCATGCGTGATTACGCAAAGCGCCTGAAGCAGATAAGCGCGCGATACATCGAACTGCTTAATCGCATTCCGGCAGAACCCGCAGTAAATCAGCGCTACACATTCCAGTTAGACCCGACCCTGCTTTCGATGCTGTTGCAGAACGGCGATTCGCTCGTGGATGAAATCCTGTTGCAGGGCGGTGAATTCAACCCCTGGCTGTTTCAGGATTACGTTTCGCCATCCTATCAGCGCGGCACGGCGCAGGAGTTTGCCAACCTGTCTCAGCAGTCTCCGGCATACGGGGCCGACCGCGGCAGTGTGCAGGACATACTTCTCAGCGACGCATACCAAAACCGCCTGGTTCTGGTCAGGGCGCGCACGTTCGAAGAGATGAAAGGGCTGTCAGCTGACGTTAAGCAGAATCTGTCGCGGGTGCTGACAGATGGTATAGGGCGCGGGCAGAACCCAAAAGAAGTCGCCAGGCGTATTCGTGACCAGGTTGGGATTGAACAGGGCCGGGCAAACCGTATCGCCCGAACTGAAATCACCACGGCACTACGTCGAGCCCGCTGGGATGAGCATGACGCAGCCAGCGATGATCTAGGGCTGAACGTCAGGCTTCTGCACCTCTCTGCGCTAAGCCCGACAACGCGCCAGACGCATGCCCTGCGACACGGCAGGCTCTACACCTCTGAGGAAGTGCGCGACTGGTACAGCGTGAATGGCAACGCCATTAACTGTAAATGTTCGCAGGTCACGGTACTGGTAGACGAGAAGGGCGTCCCGCTCAACGCCTCTGTTATCGACATCGCCAGGAAAGAGTTTGCTCAGACGTGGGGCAAGCGCATGGCAGCTAACAAATCACATCAATGCTGCGGCCATAAGCACGCGGCTTAATCGAGAGATAACCATGACTATGCAGGTCAACGTCACCACTAAGGTGAACAGTCAGGCTATTCGTCGCGAAACCTATAACGGCCGCGAACACCTGGTGCTGCCGAGCTATACGCTGCCAGCCAACGTTGTGATGAACGGTGGTCTTTATCCGGCCGCAGAAATCGACGCCCACTATCAGGGGCTGGAAGGTACGCTGGCGCCGCTCGGCCATCCGACGGTAGACGGCCAGTTTGTTTCTGCTTTCTCCCCGGAAGGCATTAACGCCGGTCATATCGGTGCGTGGAACCGTAACGTCAAGAAGTCAGGCAACCGCGTTTATGCGGAAAAGTGGGTCGATACCACTGTCGCTAATCAGAGCGAAGGCGGTCGCGAGCTGCTTGAACGTGTAGCGGCCATCGAGCGCGGCGATGATGTACCGCCGATCCACACCAGTGTTGCTGTATTCCTCGACCAGCTCGAAGCCAGCGCGGAGCAGAAAGCTCAGGGCATTGAGTGGGTCGCGCAGATTAACGCAATGGACCATGACGCCATCCTGCTGCATGAGGTCGGCGCTGCGCAGCCAGAGCAGGGCGTAGGCCTGATGGTTAACGCTGACCAGGCTAAAACGCTACAGGGTAACTCCGGCGCGCTGATTGGCGAGTCCTACCGAGAACGTGAACGCCGCTTAGAGCAAGCTGCACGAGATAAGTTTGCTACCGGCCCGGACGATTACGCGTGGATTGCTGACTTCACTGATTCGCAGGCGATCGTCATCCGTAACGGCGGCGATGCGCAGGTTTATGGCTACAACACCGAAGGCGGCAAAATCACCTTCGACGATACCGGCGCAAAAGTAGCGCGTCAGGAGTCGTGGGTCGCCATCGTTGCCAACAAAGTTAAATCCCTTTTTACACCGCAGGATGCCCCTGCAACAAACCACCAAACGGAGGGCGACATGCCTTTGACCAATGAAGAGAAACAAGAGCTGATCACCGAAATCGGTAAAGGCCTGGCTGCCAACTTCGCTGATGCGCTGAAGCCTGTGACTGAGCAAATTCAGCAGCTGCAGGCCAATCAGGTTCAGCTTTCTGAAACCCTGACCGCGAACTCGCGTGCGGAAGAGAAAACCAAGCGTGATGCAGTTGCCGCAGTACACGGCGAAATCGTGGCGAACGCACTGCAGGGTGAAGCGCTAGATGCGATGTACAAATCGATCGGTGAAGCTGCGCCGCTGGGCACCAATTCTGCCAAAAACCCACCCGTGACCGGCGCACCTGATCCGGCTGCTTACTTCGGAGGTGCTGCATAATGCCACGCTATCGCCGCGTTAATATCGACGGTCAGTCTCTGTACAAGACCGAAACCCGCGCCACTGCTGCAGCTCTTCTGCCGGGCACAGCAGCTGTCATCAACGACGACAATGAGTTCGCGCAGGCTACCGCGCTGACCGGTCGCATCTACATTATCGACCCTGCCTACCATCAGGGGCTGAACATCACCGAAGCTGTACCGGCCGGTGATTCCGCGGTGGGTAACTACGTTGAAGAAGGCCGCGAGCTGGCTCTGCTGTGTGTGCCTGGCACCTACGGCAAGGACGACCCGATCAAGCTGGGCAGTAATGGTCAGTTCACCAAGGCGACCGCAGACACCGACTCGGTGATCGGCTACAGCCAGGACGAAGCGACTATCGCGGCTGGCTCTACCGATTTCATCCGCGTGCGTATGCGCGTCGGCACCGTTGCCGCAGCTGCTGGCGCTTAATCAGGAGAATAAGAATGTATTTTACCGCTGAAACACTGGCTGCTAACAGCCGACTGCGCGGACACTGGAATGAGCTGTGGGCAAACCGTGACATCTTCAACGCTCAGCACGACATGATGGTTAACGCGTTCCGTACGCGTATGACGCATGAAATGCTGGCAGCGAATGCCATCGGCGGCTTCACCCGCGAATTCTGGGCTGAGATTGACCGTCAGATCATCCAGATGCGCGATCAGGAAATCGGCATGGAAATCGTTAACGACCTGATGGGCGTTCAGACTGTGCTGCCGATCGGCAAAACCGCCAAGCTCTACAACGTGTCGGGCGATATTGCTGATGACGTATCAATCAGCATCGATGGTCAGGCGCCGTACTCGTTCGACCACGCTGAATTTGGTTCTGATGGCGACCCCATCCCGGTTTTCACCGCAGGTTATGGCGTCAACTGGCGTCACGCTGCGGGCCTGAGCACTGTCGGCATCGATCTGGCGCTGGAATCGCAGTCGGCGAAGATGCGTAAATTCCACAAGAGGCGCGTGAACTTCTACCTGAACGGCGACTCAAGCATCGTGGTTGATGGCCTGCCGGCGCAAGGCATGAAGAACCACCGCAACACGCAGAAAATCAACCTCGGTAGCGGTGCCGGCGGCGCTAATATCGACCTGGCAACGGCAACACCGGCGCAGCTTCTTGCTTTCTTCGGTCCGACCGGCCCGTTCGGCCTGACAGCCCGCAAAAACAAGGTGACCGCCTACGACAAGCTCTGGGTGAGCCCGGAAGTATGGGCTAACATGGCGAAGCCGTATCTGGTGGATATCAACACTGGTACCAATGCGCTGCTCAGCGGCACCGTTCTGGATGCGATCAGCAAGTTCATCCCTGCCAAGTCTATCCAGATGACCTACGCGCTGTCCGGCAATGAGTTCCTTGCTTATGAGCGTCGTCAGGATGTGATTTCTCCGCTAGTGGGTATGGCTGTCGGCGTAGTTCCGCTGCCGCGTCCTATGCCGCAGAGCAATTACAACTTCCAGATCATGTCTGCTGAAGGCCTGCAGATTAAGAAGGACGGCGAAGGCCTGTCTGGTGTGGTCTACGGCGCTAACCTCGCATAAGGAGCAATCATGGCTGAGAAATACGAAGTAATTAAGCCGTGGCACGGCGTCGCAAAGGGTGATGTTGTTCAACTGGAGAAGGTTCACCCGGCGCTGAAATCCCATGTTCGTAAGCTTTCGGATAAAGCGTCAGCTGAACTGGTTCCTGCCACGCCTGATGCCACTACCGATAAACAGGCACGCAAAGAAGCGATCACCAAACGCCTGGATGAGCTGGGCATAGAGTACAAAGGCAATCTTGGCGCCGACCGACTGGCAGAGCTTCTGCCGGAAGGTGAGCTTGAGAAGCTTTTCACCGCTGAATAACAGCCGCCGCAATGGCGGTTTTTTTATGCCCTCTCTGGAGGGCTTTTGCCGAGGTAAGCATGATCACCACAGAACAGGCAAAAGAATATCTGGCGTCGGTTGGCATCACGCTGCCGGACTTCATCCTTGATGCGCTGGTGGAGCAGGCCAACAGCATTCAGGAGTGCCTGGACGCGAATTACACCCCGGCGACGGCCTTACTGATTCAGATGTATCTGTTAGGACTGATGGGGCTGGGGCAGGGCGATCGATATATCAGCTCTCAGTCAGCCCCATCTGGTGCCTCGAGGTCATTTCGCTATCAGTCCTTTGCCGATCGCTGGTCAGGCTCGTTATCCCTGCTGCGCGGTCTGGATAAGCATGGCTGCGCTACTGCACTGATTCCTCCCGATCCGGCTCAGAAGGCCTTCGCAGGCATCTGGGTAGCCAAGGGCGGCTGCATGTGCGGAGGTCGCTGATGTCATGGATTCCTGTGACACAGCGGCTACCTAAGCCGTTTATCCGCGTCTGGCTGAAAACCTCATGCGATCGGCAGACAACCGGCTATATCAAAAGCGGCGGTGAGTGGGTGATTAACTGCCCGCGCATCGCTGCTGAGAAACCTACTGTAAAGAGCTGGAGGGAGTAGCGATGTCCGAGTTAGCGCGCTGGTCCTACACTGGCAAAGCGACGTTCTGGAAGCGGCTGGTGGGTCAGAATGAGATGGGCGACCCGTTAGGCTTTGCCGCGCCAGTGGTAGTTGACTGCGGTTATCAGGGCGGACTGAGTAAGAGGCTGGGCAGTATCGGAGCGGAGCGCGTCGTAAAAAACACAGTCTGGACCGAGTTCGCTGGTGCAGATACCGGTGATTACATCCTGATAGGCGTCTCAGCCGAGCCTGACCCACTGAAGGCTGGTGCTGACGAGGTCATGCAGGCCGTGCGCTTCGAAGATACTTTCGACCGCCTGGCGGATGACTTCGCGATCATTACGGGGGCATAGCATGGGGGTGAAGGTTAAAGGCATTGAGCAGGCGAAGCGTAACCTTGATGCGCTGATTGGCGATATTCAGGGCCGTAAGGCTGTCAGGGCACTGCAGAGCGCGCTAATCATCGGCTCATCTCAGGCGGCGCTTTACACGCCGATCGACACGTCCACGCTCATCAACAGCCAGTACCGCGAGATGAGCGTAAACGGGAGCAGGCTAACCGGGCGCGTGGGTTACTCAGCCAACTACGCGGTTTACGTGCATGACCCGAACATCCCGCAGAACTTCCGGCGTGCCACGGCGCAGAAAGAGTTTCTGACCAAGGGCTTCGAAGACTCCCGTGACCTCATCGACAGGACGATCAAGAAGGAGATGGCCCTGTGACACCTCCAATGCATACGCGGGTGCGCAATCTCTTCGCCAATGCCGGGTTAGCTGAAGGCTTCATAATTCAGCAGCTGGTCTGGTCCGACAGCGGAAACCTTTCCGATGCGTTCATCGTGTTTCGGCCCAACGGTGGCTCAGCGGTACGCAATGACCTCGGCGCTGAGTATTACGTGATGGTCGACGTGATCGGCGCGAAGGGCGGAAATGGCTCAGCCGATACCGCAGTTCAGAACATCATCGACTATGTCCAGGCTAACCCGATATCGGACGACTGCGTCGGTCATATTGAAAACGTTGGCGGCATTCCGGCACCCGTTCTCACCACTGAAGGAAGGCTGGTCTACCGGCTGCTTTTCGCTTGCCTCTACGGGGAGTAAGCAACATCCACTCAAACAAGGTCGCCCTGTGCGGCCTTTTTTATTATCTGAAATGAGGTAAGCAATTATGCAAGGTTGCCCAACTGAGAACGGCAAGCTTTTTGGCCGTAACGTTGTGCTTGAAGTGGCGCTCGGCTGCCCGGACACGGTGCCAGCTGAGGCTGACTGGAAGGCGCTGGCGGCGGGTACGTCAAAGACGCTGGATTTCTCACCCAATACCACCAACTCCGACGCTGATGATACTGGCGGCTGGGTGGAAAACCTGACAACTAACGCTGACGGCACGGTGAGCTTTGATGGCGAGGTGCGCAAGCGCGATCGCCTGGACCAATTCGGCTTCGGAAATTTCGTCAATTATTTCACTACTGAAATCGGCGCCGGTCGTCAGCCTACCATCTGGGTCCGTGTTGAAATCGGCCCGGTTGAATTTCAGGGCTATATGGTGATCACGGCGCTGAGCACAGATGGCGGCACTAACGACATCGTTACTTTCAGCACCGAGTTCAAAGTTGCTGACGGCACCACTGTCCAGGTAACAAAAGTCGAAGATGAAGACACAGTAGCGGTAACCGGCGTGACGCTGTCGCCGCAGACCACATCGGTAGTTGTCGGCGCGACTCGGCAGCTTACGGCGACTGTGACCCCGACAGATGCTACCGATAAATCTGGCGTGTGGACCTCATCCGATCCGACGAAGTTCACTATCAACAGCAGCGGCCTGATTACAGGCGTCTCGGCAGGCACCGGCACAGCGACGTTTACCACCAACGACGGTGCGAAAACGGCGCAGACCGCAGTTACTGTTACCGCATCCTGATCCATTCCAAAGGGCGGTTTCGACCGCCCTTGATAATGACTCTGGAGGACAAATGGCACCGGCTAAAGAAATTGGCGAATGCCTGATAACCGTGGGCAATGAAGATTTCTTCTTCCGCCCATCGTTCGCAAACATGATGAAAATTGGCGAGCCGCAGGAAATAGTTCAGGCATTTTACGATCTGCATAACGATGAGGTAACGCCGATCATCAATCGCGCCATTAGTGCCTATGGTTTTGTGCCTGAATGGTTGCTCCAACACCTCAAAACGAGTGAATACGGACGGCTAGCCCACCAGGCGGCAATGACTGTGCTGTCTGCATGCTGCGACTGTGATGCTACCTTGCTGATTGGTGAGTATGTTCCCGGTAGGACGGGAAGGCGGGCCATCCTTATGAGACCTGGCAAGATGGACGCGCTTCCTATGCTTGCCATTGCGCAGTCACTCATAACCCACGGCATCATAGGGAAAGCAAAAGTCAGGCAACTGCAGCGCCATGAGACGGGGCAAGCTGTGACTGAATTTAAGGCATTTGAGTATATCAACGCAGCGCGAAACCACTTCAGCATCAGCCGTGCGGAGGCTGAACAACTCACAATGACAGAGTTTCAGCTTTTACTCGCAGCGAAATATCCGGATCAGAAAGGGTTTACCCGGGAGGAGTATGACGCGGTTGCTGATGACTTTCTGGCGAAAAAGGCCCGGCGCCTTGCCCGGGCTGGTTGATTTTGCAGTGAGTTGCATACCGACTTTGCTAAAATCAGTGCCAGTCACGCTTCACTGGAAATTGATATGAAAAAAATTATTGCTCTGATTTTGGCTGTGGTAGCTCTGACCGGGTGCTCTAACGATGATAAGCCTGCGTTTGATTTTGCCCAAAAGGAGGTAAAAGCCTCTTTAACAAATGGCGGCGCGATAGAATTTAAGGACATGAAGCTCGTACGGGTTGTTAAATTTGAGGACAAAACGAGCAAAGGCGTAGTGTGTGGATCAGCATCCAATCCGAGCCAGTACACGGGATATAAGGGGTTTGCGATATTTTATAAAACCGCGTTTAGCCCGGTCTCACGTGAGCTTTACTATGCTGTGACTGACAAAATTCTTCCTGGTCAGGACTACGAAACGCTTAACGCTATCTGCGGATAGCCACTGAAAAAAAATAGCAAATTACTAACCTCGCTCCGGCGGGGTTTTTTTATGCCCGGAGAACGCGATGGCCGAGAAAGTTGGAGAGATATATTACGAAGTAGGCGCTGATATATCGGCTCTTCTACAGGGTTCCAGTGAAGCCAACTCGGCCCTTGATGCTATGGGGAAAGGTGCTGACAAAGCGTCAGGAAACCTTGATGGCCTTGAGCGTTCTGCGCAAAAGTCTGGGAAGGCCGTTGTGCGTGCTGCCGATGACGCTAGTCAAGCAGCCAAAATAATGGAGCGACTTGGTAACGAGATTGCGATCCTCGAAGAAGCGAACAGCAATGGAGCCAGGAGCGCATCAGTTCTTGCTGCGCAGCTACTTGCTGCAGGGGATGCCTCCGAAGCGCAAACGCGAGAGATAGGCAATCTCGCGGGTAAGCTGTTTGACGTTAAATCAGCGGCAATGGAGTCAGCTCGTGCGGTTTCGGCGAATGCCGCTGCAATGCAGCGTGCGCAGGCGTCAATCACATCTCTTGAAAGCGATATTTCCATTCTCAGCACTGAAATGGAATCTGGCTCCCGCAGTTCAGCTATTTTGGCAGCACAATTGAAAGCTGGTGAGGGCTCAACTCAAAGCCAAAAGGCCCGCATTGCTGAACTAACAGGCACTTTGTACGACATGAAAGCCGCGCAGGATGCCTCTGCCCGAGCTGCAACTCAAGCTGCAAAACAAGCTGCTCAGCAGGCAAATGACGCGGCTAAGCTCAGATCGCTTTCATCAAGCCTTTCCCAGCAAATTGCCGTACTTAATGAAGAGCAAAAAAATGGTGCTCGCAGCGCCGCTATGCTTTCTGCTCGCCTGCAGGCTGGGTCTGCGGCTACAGCAGCACAGCGAAGGGAAATTGGTGAACTGGCTGGCAAGCTTTATGACCTGAAGCAGGCGCAAGACCAAGCCAGCTCGGCACAGCAAAAATCAGCTGGCATTATGGGTGGCCTGAAGACAGGCTTGTCGGCTATAGCATCTGCGATCGCCATCTCTCAGGTTGTTGAGTACGGCAAGCAATTTCTTGAAGTGGCCGACGCCATGACCCAGTTGCAGGCACGTATCGATCGCCTGTCTCCCAGCGCAAAAGCGGGCGCTGCTACCTTTCAGGCGCTGGCGTCCATAGCCTCTGCTTCTGGCGCAAGCCTCAAAGATACCGAGAAGCTGTGGGAAACGCTGACATCCTCACTGCAGAATGCAGGCGCCACTAACGGTCAGATACTGGCGCTTACAGATACGTTGCAAAAGATTGGGCGAATCGGCGGATCGTCTTCAGAGGAAATGGCCAACGCGTTGCGCCAGTTCGGTCAGTCCATCGCTGGCGGAACGGTGCGCGCTGAGGAATTCAACTCCATCATCGAGCAGATGCCAGAGCTAGCGCGTCAAATGGCTGCTGGACTTGGAATCTCGACTGGCGAACTACGTAAGCGCATGATGGAAGGTAAGTTATCTGCAGAAGATGCTCTTAACGCCATCATGAGCCAAACCGGCAAGGTTAACTCAGAATTTTCCCGCCTGCCTCGGACTGTCGATCAGGCAACTAACAGCCTGTCCATCTCCTTCCAGGAGTTTATTAAGCAGATTAACGATGCAACTGGCGCCAGTACGGGCATGGTTCACATCATCGACTCAATCTCTAGCGCCATCGATCGCCTGTCCGGAAAGGTGCCTACTGCCACACAGCAAATAGCTGAGCTGAACAGCACTGCAGATATGTTTGCCCGGCGCGCGCGCACTTACTCTTTCCTTGGGCTGGATGGTTGGGCAGCTCAGGCTCAGGGGATTAATGCGGTCAGCAATAAAGCAGCCGCTCTGATCGGTGATCTGGCAGCGGTCACTAAGGCCAATAACACCGCAGCAGATTCAAAGCCTATCAAAATATCGTCCAGTGGCGGAGACAGCAAGGACGTTCAGAAGCTGGAAAAAAGCACTAAGCGCAAGCTGGAGCTATCCAAACTTGAAGGCGAAGCACGGGCGCGGCTTCAGGCGCAATACGATGCTGAGGATGCTGGCATCACAGACAGTAAGCGCATTAAGTCTTTGCAGGATGAATACGCAGCGACTGAGCGAAACACTTCCAGCCGGAAAGAAAACACGGCGGAAGGAAAAAAGGCAGCGGCACAGGCTGAAAGCATCGCGCAGAAGCTGGCAAACCTGAAACAGCAGTCTGAACTGGCTGGGGAAAGCACCAAAGAGCTCAGCCGGGAGCAGGCGATACTGACGGCTCAGCAGTCTCTTGGCAAGGGAGCGACACAAGATGACATTCGGTTGGCTGGCGAGTACGCCGCTAAAAAATGGGATGTTGCCAATGCGGTAAAAGCTCAATCGGCTGCCGAGAAGTTGCTGCCGGAAACGCGAGAAAATAGCAGCTATAAGCAAGACCTCACCGATCTTAATACTGCGCTGAGTGCGAAAAAAATAACGCAGGAGCAGTATAACGCTACCGCAGAAAAGCTGGAGCAGGATCACCAGACGAAGCTCGCGCAAATTCGCTCTGAGCAGGCAGTCACACCTCAACAGCAGGCTGCTGGCATGGTTGATCCTGTCCAGGCGCTGGCGAATGAAAATGCTCAGAAGCTCGCTCTTATCCAGCAGTTTGAACAACAGAAAACTTTGACCGAACAGCAAGGGATGGCGTTGCGAAATGCAGCCAATACCGAGTATGAGCAGCAGCGCATCGATGCTCAGTGGGAAATCTGGCGCAACCAGAGCGCTGGCAATGAAGCACTCGCCGCCTCGTTCGACTCACTCGCAGGTAATGCTTCAAACGCCTTCACAGGCATGATAACCGGCAGCATGAGTGCGCAAGAGGCAATGTCGTCACTAGCCAGCAATGCGCTTAATTCGCTTATCAACTCCTTTGTACAGATGGGTGTGGAGTGGGTTAAATCAGCCGTTACCGGCGCAGCGGCTCAGCAGGCGGGAATCGCTGCAACAACTGCTGCATCAGTAGCGGGAACTGCGACCAGCACGGCGGCCAGCACTTCGGCTGCTGCTGCTACAACTGCCGCATGGACGCCAGCAGCGCTTGTTGCGTCAGTTGCATCATTTGGCGGCGCAGCTGCTATTGGTGTGGCCGCGCTACTAGGCGTAATGGCAATGACTGGTGGTATTGCGGGCAAGCGTAAAAACGGTGGGCCTGTATCTGCAGGCGGCATGTATCAGGTGGGTGAAAGTGGGTTGCCTGAAATCTATCAGGCCAGCACAGGGAAGCAGTACATGATCCCCGGCGATAACGGCAAGGTGATAAGTAATAAAGACATACAGGGGTCAGGCTCTGGCGGTGTGGTCATCAACATCCAGAACTACACCAGCTCAACCGTAGATGCACAGGCAACCGACACCGGGAACGGAATCACTGTTGATGTGATTGTCGCGGACCTTAATCAGGGCGGGCCAATTAGCCAGGCCATTTCTACCAATCATCAGGCCCCACGCAAGGCGAGAGATTAAAATGGCGATCGTTTACCCCGACTGGCTTCCACTCGCACAGAAGTCTGGCAAGAACCCGACCACGGACACCGGTTTTCGCACCGACCAGCCGCAGGTCGGATCGCCGATTTTCCAGAAGCTAACAGATGACCTGAAAACAACGTTCTCTCTGACATGGATATTTACCCGTGACCAACACAGGGCTTTTATGCAGTGGCTACGCAGCCCTAACTACCTAGACAACTGTAATCAGTGGTTCAGCATGCCGCTGGGTACAGGAACAGGGGACACAGGCATTGAAGTGCAGGAGCTTCACTTCACTGCATGGCCTACATGGAGCCAGACAGGTAGTGTTTTCACCTGGTCTGGCGATGTGATTGCCCGTGAGCTTAAAAATTCTGATGACGACTTCGATGACATTCTCGTTGAGTTGCCACCGCCATGGGCCAGCTGGCTTGACGAGATTGTCACTGAAATACTTCCCGAGGTGAGCTGATGCCTTCATTCCGAGAATATAAAAGTCGTCGTCCTAACAGGGTGTTGTATGACACCCTGACCTTTTACAGTGAAGTTTTCGGCTATATCCGTCTCGTCAATATGCAGATCTTCCCCAAGACATTCGGCGGGCAGGTTTACACGCCTTGCCGGATGGAAATCAGCGAAAGCCAGCAGAGCAGCACCCCTGTTATTGACTGTACGGTGAAGTTCAGTCGGCTTGCGCAGGACTTCAAGCAGCAGCTGAAAAAATGGAAGGGGGCCGCACGCATCACGCCAATCTCGGTCACGTACCAGCGTTTCGACTCTGCGGACATAAACACACCTCTGAAGCCCTGGACACTCTACGTTAATGACGTGAGCATGGACCAGAACGACGTCACGGTGACGCTGACACTTAAAAACCCACTCAATAATAACGTTGGGCGGCTGTATACGCCCGAAGAATTCCCGGGACTGCAGAATGCTTAAAGCTGAGTTTATCGACAGGGTGATAGGTGTGCCTTGGGCTGACCGCGCCTGCTCATTTGATGAGATGGATTGCTGGGGCTTGGTTGTTCTTTATTACCGGCATGTCCTGGGCATAGAAATTCATCATGCGCCTGACTACGAAGCTGGCGCTGATTTCCTGACGTGTTTCATAAATGAGGTTATTTACTGGAAGCCCTCAGATGTGATCGCAGAAGACGGCATATTCATCGCCTGGTATGGTTCACAGCCCGTGCATGTCGGCCTGATAGCTGATGGGCGGGCCTTGCACAGCCGTGGTGAAAGCGGGCATGTCAGAGCAGACAGCATCAGAACCATCCAGAAGCTATTCACCAGAGTGGAATTTTATAACTATGCCGAACATTCAGATTCAGCGCGTCCCTGGACTGCCGAAGGAAAGAGCCTTTGTAACGCCGGGAGAGACGTTCAGCGACTGGCTTGAAGACCAGAATCTGCATAATGAGATGCGGATTAACGTAAATGGCAGGGAGTTGCAGGACGATGATGAGCTGGCGTTTCCTGTAAAAAACGATGACCGGATTATCATTTTTGACCAGCCCAAAAGCGGCGACCTTGCAAAGACCATCCTTAACCCGCTTGAGCATCTAAACCCCATCAAGTTCACGCAGAAGATCATGTCAGGGCTGATTAAACAGCCTTCTGTGGGAAGTGTGGGGCAAAGCAAAACTTCACCGAACAACAGCCTGAAAGGCCAGACTAACCTTGCGCGTAACGGTGAGGCGAAGCCGGATAACTATGGGCTTATTCGTGCTTTCCCTGATCTTATCCAGGAGTCTCTTTTCGAGTACACGGATAATCTGAAGTACATCACCGAATATATGAACTTTGGACTCGGGTACTACACGGTTAGCTCTGTTCGCTATTCAGAGTCCAACCTTGGTTCGATGGCTGGAGCCTCGTTCTCAATTTATGATCCGGGCCAGACAATCGGAACGGTTAATGAGGGATATCAGTTTGATGATGTGGACGGGCAGGAGGTGCCGGGGCAAAACGAATCAGATGACTTTCCTATAGAAAGCGCCTCTGCAAATACTGTCATCAGCGGCACGTACTCTGGCGGCCAGATACTGATGAAAATAGTCAAACAGACAGAGTTTGATTATTTCATGGGCCTCACCTTGCCACACGCGGTAACATTTGTTGTTAATCTGACTTATCCTACGGCTTCCGGTAACGTCACGAAGGATTTCACGTTATCCGGCGTTTTAACCTCAGCAAAGCAGACGGATAATGGTTCAGTAACCAACCCGGTCTTTTATTATAACTTTGTGCTGAGTAATATTAATGGCTCTGGCGCTTCTTATGTCACGACAGCGACCATCAACAACACCAAGTTCATCCTCAATGATAACGAGGCATTAGTGGTGGGGCCTTTCTTCTCCCCAGTGCCTTCCAGCCAGTTATGGCTGCATACGCAATCAGGGCTTGGTGGTAACAGCGAGACGAACTGGACGGTAACGCTCTGGCGCGTTGATGATGATAACGTTCAGGTTCCGGGTACCACACAAACATTCACATATCGACAGACAACTCCTCACGATTCCACAAGCGAAACCTTTTATCGCACAGACAAGATAACGCCAACTGGCGGTTATGGACGCTATGCAATTAGCTTCCAGAGAACCGACAACAGTAGCGACGCAAGCCAGTTAAAGGTAGAGGCTATTCATGCAGTAAACGTCCGTACCGGCGTATCTTATTCAAATGACACGATCGTTAGAGTCACAGTAAGGCAAACGGAGAATGCTACCAGCGCGCGTGAGCGTAAGTACAATGCTCTCATTAATCGCCACGTTATCACCTATAACCTGACGACGCAGAAAGTGGATTACACCATTCGCGCTTCACGTAAGTTTGCGGACATTGTGCTGCATAACTGGCTAGTGATCGGCGGGCAGGCTGAATCATCAATTGATATATACGGACTCTACCAGATACAGGCAGAACTGGATGCGACGGATGAGCGCCTTGGATATTTCGATTACACCTTCGACGATGAGGATGTTTCTCTAGGCCAGCGTATGGAAACGATCTGTGATGCAGCTGGAGTTAGCGTTTTCTGGGATGACGGCGTACTTTCTTTCACGCTCGACAAGAAACGTGACCGTCCAGCTACAGTTTTTAACCGGGCAAACACGGTGGAGACTGGTTATTCCCTTAGCTACGACATGACTCTGCCGGGCGGTTATGATGGCGTTGAGGTGCAATATCGCAACCCAACTACTAATAAGCAGGCGTTCGTTCGATATCGCATCAGGAATAATCAGATTGAACTGGGTGAGCCGGTAAAGGCGAAGAAGTTTGAGATGATGTATGTGAGAGATGCATTTCAGGCTGATTACCGGGCACAAAAAGAATGCCGTCGTCTGATTTATTCTCGCATGAGTATGGGTATAACAGCCCTGGCGGATGGGGAGTGGGTGAATGTAGGAGATATGGTTCAGATACCGGACACCTACGACACCAATCAGCAGGCTGGCTATATCGTGTCTCGCAAGGGTAACGACTTTGAAACGAGTGAGCGCATAAACTTCTCAGGGGTCATGTTTGTGATGATTACTGACAGTCAAGGCAACCCCACGGCACGTTATCAGGCTCAGCCGCGAACAGATACAGCGTTCGGTTTTACTGCTGCGATACCTGATATAGAGCTAAATATTTTCGATGGCTTTAACGTTCAGTCTCCATCGCGCTATGTCATAGCAACAACTGAAGAGCTTGATTCCACTCGCTGGGTAATTAGCGAGAAAAAGCCAAATAGCAACGGTACTACCTCACTTAGTCTCGCTGAATACAGCGATCTGATTTACTCCTAGCCATCTTCATCCAACTCAGGCCAGCCATAGAGCTGGCTTTTTTTTATGGAAAAAATATGAGCACGCAACCAACGCAGTTACCCGTTCCGAGTGAATCACCGCGCGACCTTAAATTCAACGCCGGGAAAATTGATGAATTTGTTACCTCGTTAGCTCATGAGTATTCCGATCGATTTGGTACAGCTCATCTGACTATGGAAGGTATTCGCTGGCTCGCACAACAAGCAATGGCGTCATACGGCTATATCACTGTCGATTCCTTTCAGGATGGTGCCACATTGACGCTACCCAATCAGGTACTGCGAGATACTTCGACTGGAGAATATTATCGCTGGGATGGGAAGCTCCCTAAGTCAGTACCCTCAGGTTCATCCCCATCTTCTTCTGGTGGTGTCGGTTATGGTGCGTGGCTAAGCGTAGGCGATGCAAGTTTGAGAGCTGCTTTATCTAAGAGTGATGGAGCATCATTGATTGGCATCGGTAGCTCTGACCTGCAAACAGAGGTGACGAGATTTATCCTTGCAGGAAGAAACGCAAAATACCTCGGTCAGGCATATAAGAAATTAAAAAGTTACGCACAGCTTAAGATAATATGTGTCGGAGACAGTCTAACTGCAGGATATGACGTAAATTCACCAGACAAGGTCGCAGCGGATAACGGAGACTACGCCACACACGCGCCTATGCAATACCCTAAAGCTATGAATAATATTCTGGGTATTTTTACTGGCGTAAGTCATACGGTGGTGAACAGAGGTTATTCCGGAGATACCGCTAAGGCATGTTACAACAGATGGGGTCAGATAGCCGGTGATGTTGCTCATATAATGCTTGGGACCAATGACGCCGCTGGTGCATCTGGAGCAACATTTGAAGAATACATGCAATACATGGAGCTTTTGATACAGCGATATATTACATGGGGAATGGGCGTTGTTATCCACACGGCAACGCCGCAAAGATTCGGCTCCATGAACGACGAGGCAAGCAAATACACGGCCGCGGCGGCAAAAATGGCCAGGCAGTATTCGTGCCCGGTGTTTGAAAGCGACACATCAGTACAATATGCCATGTATGATGGCGTTTACTCTGATAACGTTCACTTCAATGCACATGGGTACAATAAATATGGCAATGCTGTGGCGGCGTTCATTATAGCTGGCGGCTGGGTAAGAGAACCAAAAATGGTCAAGGGTGAAATTCACCTTCAACCAAAAAGAGGCTATGAAGGAATTGGCTATGTTGAAACTGGCGTTACCAGTGACTTCACGACAGGATCTTATCTGACCAACAGGGCCGTCGTTGGGTTCAATAAGGTCGGAGACAGATTAAGCTATACATTTTTCATGGATACTGAGTTTGCGGAGATACATGCGGTTGGGAGTCTGTCTGGGCTTAACTTTGAGTTAAGTTACCAGCTCGGCGCGCAATACTCCGGTGACGTTCGTGGTGCCGCGTCAGTTAACCGCACAACAATAAAGTCTTACAGAGCTTTATCTGTAGCTGAGAACACCAACTATATCAGCCCTGGAGGAAGAACGGCTCAAAAGGGGAAAGATACCTATATCGGGGCTCTTGTTGGCAGAGGGTGGAAAACAGTAAGCATCTCTGCCCCGACGGGGTTTACAGGCACAAGCTATTTTAATGGCATCATTATTCGTGAGAAAGGGATAGACGAAATCACAGCGACACCAGTGCTTAACTCTCTTGTTGTGAAGCCTGTAACGCCAGAAGCATATGCAATACAGATACCGTACTCAAAAGATACCGACAGCTCTGCCTCTGCGCCAGCAGCGCAGTCGCTTCCAGCAAGTGTGTATTTCCCCTTGCCAAAATCTCTCTACCCCTACACAGGGAACCTGACCCAATGGTACGATAACCTGCCAGTTGAATTGCTTATTACAATGTCAACAGGTTGGCAGAAGGTGCTTGCTTATAAAGTTAACGGTTCAGATGGCACCACGCTTTCTGTTCAGGCTGTAAGTGGTAACCTGGCATCTTTGATTCCAACAAGCATGACAATAGTAAGTAAGGCATTTTCCGAGTCAGCAGGTGGGCCAGATGGCGATTTTGTGGCTGGCTTTGGATCTGAAACAAGCTCGCTATACCTAAAGGTTAATTTCGGAAGCACACCAAGCAGTTACTATAGCCTGCTGCTTACATCTTATGGCAAGTCTGGCGTAGCTACTATGGGCAGGTAGACATTTTGAAAATGTGTGTCTATTAAAATAAAACAGACGATATATATGCTGCTTTTGGGTGCAGTTTTTTCTGCACCTAATTGACAGGTTATATATTTGATTAAGCTAAGGATATCTCTACTTCATAGGAGCTGCTAATTGATGTTCGCCCTTGTATTTAATGGCACTAAAAACCATAATAATTAAAATTCGATAAACGTAACGGGGAAAGCGTGGACTTCTTCATTAAGATTGTAATAAGGCTTGCAGCAGTTATGTCAGCAACTGCTTTATTTCTAATGGTAATTAGTGTCATGAGATATAATGGACATACGGTAATGATTAGCTTTATAGGCATAGCGCTCTGGTTATGGTTTGAGGTTGATGAGCGTAAAACAGGTAATACGTAGCACCTAAAAAAATCTTCAGTTAGGGCAGGCACATGTCGAATCTGCCTAGGTAGCCAACGGGATGGGTGACTACATTTTAGCCACTCACTCAGACCCATCCCGAAAAAATTCCTTCCTCATCATGTTCCTTACAAAATCCCCAAACGCAGCGGCTTGCCAAAAAACCCTCTCGATATTACTGTGTTTATATACAGTTATTTTAAAGGGGTAAAGCCATGGCGCGCGGGTACGAAGTCGGCTGGGCATTTCGGGACGCAATCAAACTGGACAGTCGTAGCAGGCGGATAGTGACAACGAACGAGTTCCGCCTGGCACTGGCAAAGTACAACCACATCTGGACGATGGAGCAGTGCAACGAGTATATCCTGCGCTATCAGAGCAATTTCTTTGAAATCGACGCTGTGAAGGAAAACAAGACGTGGGCGCTGCGCAACATGGGGTACGTGATGTGACTGCCTCATTAAAGACGTATGGCATGCACCAGGCGGAACCGGACTATACGCCTTTCACATCGAGCAGCTTTCGCATCGAGACGCAAGATGGCTTTGTCATCGTGGACAGCGCGGAACGAGCGAAAGCAGGTGATGAAGTGGCGTTTCAGTACGATGGCTATCCCATGATCGGGATTCTGTTCGCGTCCGGGCTAATCACGCCAGACGGTGAAACGCTGGAAGGCGATGTGATGGAAAGGATTATCGTGCTGGGTAAAGTGACGGCTACGATTGTCGACGATGAGGATCCGTATCGGCCGACGATATGAAAGGAGGCCTAAATGAAAGGAGGCCTAATTTTCTGTGGGGCAGCAATGGGACAAAAAATTGCCGCAATCTTTACCATCTCTTCGCTACAAGTTTGGCAAGTGATTGCGGCAATGCTCTGTTGGCGCGGGCTTTCGATGTGATCTTTGCTCGCTCTGTTTTTCCTACCATTGCATTATGAATATGCAGGTGTAGACTGATAAATTACTAATTTATATAAACTTTAAGCATTCACTGTTTTTCGATAGGGCATATGTAGGGCAGCGCCAGTAAATTTCGAATTTATCAGGTTTAACTGCTCCTCATTGTTTTCTTGCATCCAGGCGCCATAAACCCGATACACCCTCTGCGCATTTGCATGCCCCATCTGACTGGCGATGAAGTTGGGGCCTTGCTCCGGCAGGGCGTGACCGGTAGTTGTAGGTTTGCCGGGAGTCATAGAATAAGCGAAAAGAAATTTCGGCATATTTAATTGCGAAAATTCATATTGGACGTACTTCGCAAGTTTACTGCAAATATTAGCCAACTCTATTTAAGAAGCTGGCAATGATGCCAGGCTCGATTTACCCCCCAAAACACCGCCTGTTCGCCAGATTGATGAAACAGGCCTCGCAGTATGCTTCTGCTAAACCGGACTTAACTTGCATCAATCTGACACGCCATATCTCAGTGCGAGAAATCCCACAGGCAGGTTTACGTCCCTCACTCCAGGCACAGCGAAGCAGAACCATAATGAAAAAATTAGTTTTAATAACAGTCGTGCTGCTGCTTGCCGCATGCGCGACCAAACAGTATCCACAGGCGCCAGCGGTTACGAATGAGGAAGCGGTGGCGCTGGATTGTCAGGCACTGGAGCGAGAGATCGCCAAAACACAGGGGATTCAGCAGGAGATCAAACAGACCAGCGACTTTGACTTTCGTACAGTGTTGGGCTTTCTGGGCGACTTCGGGATCGGCAACGGGATTGCGCGGCATAATGCCAGCGAAAAAGCGAAATCGCGGCTGTCGGAGTTGCAGGCGTTGCGCGACGTAAAATGCCGCTCCCGCTAAGGGCGATAGCATCGTTGCCATTCACTCTGAAAACACATTAGCCCGCAAAGCTTGTTTTGTGAAACGTTATATCATAACATTTTACACTCTTTCACTCATGGAGGGTAAAATGATGGCGAAAAAACAGGCTTTAGCACTATTCTTGATGCTTGCGATCAGCGGGCAGGTTATAGCCCACGGGCATCACTCACACGGCCCGGCACTGTCGCAAATGGAGCAGAAAGCAGCTGAAGGCATCTTTGATGATAAAGAGGTTAAAGACCGCACGCTGGCAGACTGGGATGGGGTATGGGAATCGGTTTATCCGCTGTTACAGCAGGGAAAACTTGATCCGGTCTTTGAAATGAAAGCGCAAAAGGATGGGCATAAGAGTCCAGAGCAATACAAAGCCTATTATCGTAAAGGCTATGCTACCGATATCGATCGCCTGGGCATCGAAAATGGGGTTATTGAATTCCACCGTGGCGACAGCGTGTCATCCTGCCGCTACAGCTATGCCGGGCACCAAATCCTGAATTATGCTTCAGGTAAGAAAGGCGTTCGCTACCTGTTTGAATGTCATGATGCGCACAGTACCGCACCTAAATATGTTCAGTTTAGCGATCATATAATTACACCGCGCAAGTCGAGCCATTTCCATATATTTACCGGCAATGTTTCTCAACAGGCACTGCTGCAGGAAATGGATAACTGGCCAACCTATTATCCGTATCAGTTAACGCAACAGCAGGTCGTAGAAGAAATGCTGCATCATTAACACCAGTTCAAATAATCAAGCAGGACAACCTTTAAAGTGATAATGCCATATATTCAGGCAGATACAGGCTGTCTGCAGGGTAGTAACTGACTACAACCTCGTCGCAGGTCAGATTATATACGGATCTGCGATGAAGCCAGGCGTCAGAACGCTATTACCAGGCGTCAGGGATATGTATTCATATATTACCCTTACGTGACCATTATCTTAGCCGATTAAATATATCCCGGCGACAATAGCGCTGACAGAGATGATATGCAGTAATTCAGTCATAATATGTACCTCCCTTGTTGACCTCTATTTCATTCAAGAAGCTATAAAGCGATCCGTCAAATAATGAGGATGAATTTATCAGATAAAAATGAAATGAGATGAGTTGATACAACAAGCGGAACATGGCTTTACAAAAAGCCAAACGGCAAAGCGGTAATGTTTTACCTTTTACGCTTCGTTCACGTTTCGGTAATTTGATACGCATGATAAATAGTCACAGCGCTAAACTTGATAGACCCAATAAGGGTAAATGGAGGTGCGTATGTCAGAACGTCCCGATGATATTGATCCAATCCCCGGCGATGGCCAGGTGCCAGGCAGCGTTGAAGATCTCCCTGGTGGGGATGAGGATGAGATGCCAGAAGATGACGAGTATCAGGAAGATGACGTCGAGGATGAAGAAGAGGATGAAAATCTTAATCCCTGAATGCTAAAGCCGTCTGCGGACGGCTTTGTTCATTACCGCGCGCGTAAAAAATTGCCCGCATAAGGCGGGCAAGCCCATTCAAGCAGAACTCTCGTTTACATTACGTAAAAGCGATGCGCATAGCGCCTGGTTATCTTCTCACCGGGCCGAAAATAAAGAAATGGACAGGCATGCAATCTGTCACAGGAAATTCTTATAGCGAAAAAAAACCCGCTCAAGGCGGGTGAAAATCGTTACATGGAATAATCCACATATTAAGTCAGATGCTAATCCGTAACGAAAGTTCGAGCGAAGCGGTAAATTTTCTCCCACGCTCTCTTCTTCTGCGCTGTTATTGCTGTGTGTCACGATAGCGTCGCCATTCAACCAAGGTTCCCAACACCGAAAGCGCCTGTTCAGACGAGCGCAACAGGGGGTAATCCTCATTAAGCGGCGCCAGTTCAAAGCTGTCCTGACTGCGCGCGCGATATTTGCCTGCCACATAATCGCTGTCGCCATTAAGCGCGAGCACCAGATCTCCGGGCTGAGGCGCTAGCTCTGGATCGATAATCAGCAGATCGCCGCGCAGGCATTGCGGCGATAGCGCATTGTCCCAAAGCAGCACAGCAAAGCTGGCGGTAGAGTAGTCGCGATCCGTTTGCACACGCCTGGCAATTTCAACCTGGTTCGCCTCTGACAGCCATAGCGAAATTTGCTCCCTTTCAAGTATGGGCAGACCGGTTTGCGTCTGATTTTGTACAGTAAAAACCGGTCCATCGCCGTCAACCAGCCATGCAGGCGCGCAGCCCAGCGCCTCTGCGAGCCGCAGCAGATTTTCGCCGCGCGGCAGCGTCTCCTCTTTTTCCCACTGTGATATCGCCACATGGGAAACCGAAATTTTTTCCGCTACCGCTTTTTGCGTCAAATTCAAGGCTTTACGTCGGAAGCGGATACGTTCACCTGTTGTTTCTTTTTCCATCGTCTTGACATCTCCTGAGAGCCAGACTTAAGTATACTTAAGCTGTGAATTTAAGCAATCTTAAGTTGCAGCGAGGGAGGCGCTTTGCGTTGTACGCCTGACGTCAGCAGCCGTTACCCGTCGAGGCACAGAGGTGAGGCATGGAAAGTAGTCTGATTACCAGTGTTGGCGCATTAGTTCTTGGGGGCGGAGCGGCCGCGCTTTTCTGGAAGCCGCTCATTGCAGGCATTGCCTCTATTGTCACCAGCAATCGTGCCGGTGGAGAAATCATTACCAGCTACAAAGAGCAGGTGCTGTTGCTTAAGGAGAGTAACGCGCTGCTCCGTCAGGAGAATGATGATTTGCGAGTACGGCACGACACCAATTTGCGGCGGATATCCACCCTTGAGACCGATCTGCGTCTGATCAAAAACGCGCTCGGCATCCTGGTGGCAATGACCGATGCCGATCAAAACAGCAAGTTCCGCAATGAAATCGACAGGCTAATTTCCACTCTGGAGGATCGTAACGATGGCAGAGATACACAGTGAAATAAGACCGGTAACCCACAAACGTAAACTCATGCTGGGCGTGCTGATGCTGGGCATGTCGATGGTCTGCGTTGTGATGACCATTCTTTTTTTATACGTCAGCAGTACTGCCAATCGGCGCGTTGAAGAGATTCGGCAGGAGTCCCGCGAATCCGCCGCCAGACGCGAAGCCAAAGTTGATCAGCTGTCGAAGCAGGTGTCCGCACTCCAGCGCAAGCTGGACGCGCTGCCCGATCGGACCGCTGCCCAGACGGCCGACAAGGTGAAGCAGGTCGTAATACAGGATGAATCCTCTGCAAAGCCGTAACAGGAGAACCCTATGCGAATTTTTAACCTGATTGGGGAAGGTGTTCACGCCCTCCGATCGTTTATTATCACGAAGGAGTCTGCTATGACTGATACCAGCACCATTAACTCAACCGCTCAAAACAGTGACGCCGCACTGCCGCAGTTTGCCGTACCGGACGCCAATGTGCCCACCGATCCGCAGCTGCAGCGCTTAACCTCGCCCTCAACGGTCGCGCCAGCGACTTCAGAGGAGACCCCGGGAGAAACGCATGTGGCGCCTGACGCAACGGCGCAGCACACCCCGCCGGCACAGTCCGCGGATCAGAGCGCAACCCCAGATGCTGCATCTTCCGCGCAGTCTGCGGATCAGGGCGCAGCCCAGGATGCCGCATCTTCCACGCAGTCCGCGGATCAGAGCGCAACCCCAGATGCTGCATCTTCCGCGCAGTCCACGGATCAGGGCGCAGCCCAGGATGCCGCATCTTCCGCGCAGTCTGCGGATCAGAGCGCAGCCGCGGACGCTTCCACATCCGCGCAGTCTGCGGATCAGAGCACAGCCTCGGACGCTTCCGCATCCGCGCAGTCTGCGGATCAGAACGCAGCTCCGGATGCTGCCGCCTCTGTGCAGCCAGCCGATCAGAGCACGCCCTCGACCGCTGCTGCTCAGTCCGCCGATCAGCCAGCGGCGGCCGATGCTTCTGCTAACGCGCAGCCCCAGGCGCAGGCATCCGTGGCGGATGCCGCTGCCGGGCAGACCAGTTCGCAGGCTGGCAGCGTCTCTGAACAGGCAACAGCGGCCGCAGCCGCATCTACTGAGCAGGCATCTGCGCAGCCGACGGCGCAAACCGGGCAAGACGACTTTAGCGCAGGCGTAAAAGATTTCAGCGCCGCGTTTGATTTTGTCCAGCAGGGTATCGAGCGTCTTGGCTCGGCTGCCAGGAAGGAGCTGTTTGAGCTGGCGCGTAAATATCTGTAATAAATGAGCGTAAGCGACATACAAAGGGGACAGCGGGTCCCCTGTTTTTTTCACAGATAATTGCGCTTCTGGCTGGATTGACGTCCCGGCTGGCAGATGCCTGTGAGTAACCTCAGAGGCAAGTTGCGAACATTCTTAAGGCGGCTTCGTTATAATCCACTACCTTTAATCATTCACGCGAAATATTTATTGGTTAAAACAGCAAAAGGAAAAACAGCATGAGTGATTCAGTGGAAACGAAAAGCAAAACTGACTACCTGCGCGATGTGACCTCGCAGCTGAAAGAGATGCGCCACTATGCGCAAACCAATACCGAAACGCTCTCCAGCCACTGGCTCGCATTTGACGCTGGCGAATATAAAGATAAAGAGTTTGCCGGACGCATTGATGCGCTGCTAAACAAACAGGGCACGTTGCTGGATGATTTAGACGCCGTAATCCAGGATATGGAGATTGCGGTTAACCACAGCGAGCAGGAGAAGTAACTCTGCTCCAGCCGGTGGTCGTCGCGCTTAGTCGGCCACCAGCCACATTTCCGCTTCTTCAAACATCTCTTCAATAATGCGCGCAAGCGTCGCTTTATCGTTTTTGCTCATATCGGTTTCGATCGCGTTGCGCTCCATCGGCTTTACGCGCACCTCAATCTCCGGAAAGACGCGCTGCACGCGCTTTTCCAGCTCACGTAAAATCATTTCGCGCGCGCCTGGCAGGCCGGCTACGTTACGCTTATCGTAAATCAATTCCACAAACATACTGGTATTCCATACAGGGAAGACATTCGCTGGCACATCATACTGTAAATCCAACCAGTGACAAGCATCTCAGGGGGAGTCTGACGGTTTTTTTTAGCGTGATACGCAAATTTACGGCAGGAGCTAATCAAAGGACAGAGAGAAAGAAAACGGCGGCAGGGTAAAAAAATTGAACCTCTGGAGGTGGAAATCCAGCAACACCTCCAGAGGCGGTGCAAGCGCACCATTCGTTCAAGGACAATCACGACCGAAGTCGTGAAGTAAACTTATACAAGTTTTACTAGCTTGTACAATTTAATCCTGAATTATTTTACTGGTTGGAGGTGTTGCCGTTCTCGGCCGGTCAGAGTTCGTTCTTAATACAGAACTCTTCCCAGGTCATACCCAGCGATTCCGCATGAGACTTAAGGTAGGTTTCAATCGCTTCAGCTGCCACGGCCTTATCCGGCTCGGCAAGCTGAATAGAAAATATCATGCCATCAAGATTTTTTTGACGCAAAAAGGCGGCGTAAATGCGTTCGGCATGCCATTCGCGCAGCTGGCGCAGCGACATATTGGCATGGCGCGCGTCGCTTTCTGTCAGCTCATCAAGCGCGGCCTTAAAATCAGCGTGGGCGGTAAAGAACATCTCGCGCGCCTGCGCGTAATAGGCTTCTGGCGTTTTCAT